ATTTGTTTTTCAAAGACCAATTAGCAAAGTCATTTATTAAAGAGGAAGACAATGGTAAAAGCGAGTGATGTAAAGGCTCAAATTGACACTCATGAAGCGGTATGTGCTGAAAGGTGGTTGCAAACCTTGTCAAGATTAAAAAGGCTTGAGCAAATAATGTTAGGAACAACAGCAACAATGCTCGTAATGATGGCAGGTTTATTATTGAGGTGACACTATGCTTGAAATGCTAGTGGTCGCTAATAGTGCTTTCGCAATTATAAAACAGACCATTCAAAATGGTCGAGAACTATCTTCAGCAGGGTCAGCAATCGCCAAATTTGTAGGTGCTGAGGAACAATTAAAACAAGATTTATATAAAAAAAAGAATAGTATTTGGACAAATTTTCTAGGAAAAACTGATAATGACCTAGAGGAGTTTATGGCTCTGGAACAAATTAGGGTCAAAAACGAACAACTTAGAGAATTTATGCAATTATATGGCAGGGCTAATCTATATACTGATTATGTCCGATTTTGTGCTGATGCTCGGAAAGCCAGACAAGAAGCTAAAATAAAAGCACAAAAACAAAGAGAAAAAATCAAAGATATTATGATGAAAGTAATATTAGCTATTCTTATTACTGCATTATTATCTGGTGTTATTACAGTCCTTGCAATTATAGCCAAGAAGAAAGGTATAATATGACAGCCTTTATGCTTGCTTGCACATTAAATGGTATCGTTAATGGTGGTATTTACTTTGAAAATGTTAATATCTGCATACAGTACAGAGACAAACTAAACAATCAATCCTACATGAAAGATGATAAACCACAGGTCTATGAATGTATTTGTAAGCTAATCCCTTTTGTAGATACAGAGAAAATAAAGGTGTATTAATGGAAAAAGATAAAAAAATAGTCAATTTAGATATTGGTCAAAATAGTTTTGAATTATCTTTAAGAATATTGGGTAATGAATTTGTAGCTATAAAGATTGGCTCAACTAATTTTTCTGGTAAACTTATAGCAGGTGGAATTTTGTTATTATTTTTTACCCTTGTTTTATTAGAGGGTTTTGGATTAAATGAGGTTTTAAAACAATGACTGTTGAAACATTTTTAAAATGGAAAATATTACCAAGATTTATGATGCTTGCGAGTACCATAATGAGTTGGAGATGTGCTGAATGGTTTATGGATTTAGATAATCCTAGCTCACAACAGTCAGCCTTTGTATCGGTTGTAATGGGTGTTATGACAGGTGTATTTGGCATTTGGATGGGTCACGAACATAAAGGGGATAAATAATGAATTTAAAAGAATTGCAAGAAAAAATAATGTTTGAAGAAGGTGTAAAATACGAAATTTATAATGACCATTTAGGATATAAAACTTTTGGAGTGGGTCATTTAGTGAGGGCATCAGACCCAGAAAACGAAATGAAAGTTGGTACAAAAGTATCTAAAATAAGGGTTGCTGAATGTTTTGAGGCTGATTTATATGTTGCTATAAATGATATGGAAAAGTTCTGTGAGGGTATGGAAATAGACGATAATATTAAAGAATGTGTGACTGAAATGGTGTTTCAGTTAGGTTTACCAAGATTAAATAAATTTAGAAATTTTAAACAAGCCTTAGTTGATGGGGATATTGCAAAGGCACAAGCTGAAATGAAAGATTCACTTTGGTATAGGCAAACCACTAACAGGGCTGAAAGATTAATTGAGAAAATGGGGAAAAGTTTATGATACAGGCATTAATAGCACCAGTTACAGGGCTTTTAGATAAGTTTATAGAGGATAAAGACCAAAAGGCTAGATTAGCACATGATATAGCCACTATGAGTGAGAAACACGCTCAAGAGCTTGCTAAAGGGCAATTAGAAATAAACAAAGCAGAAGCTAGTCACAAATCTATATTTGTTGCAGGTTGGAGACCCTTTATAGGCTGGACTTGTGGTGTTGCTTTATGTTGGCACTTTGTTTTACAGCCTATAGTCATCTTCTTAACAGCTTATATAGGTGTAGCACTCCCAGAGTTACCTACATTTGATATGGGTAGCCTAATGACTGTTTTAATGGGTATGCTTGGGCTTGGTGGTCTTAGGACATATGAAAAGCAGAAAGGTTTAACAAAATGAGTTGTGAAACTTGTAAGGCTTATGAGTGTGATAAAGAGGAATGTAACTGTAAATGTCATACTCGGGAGAAAAACAAAAAAAATAATTTTAAACACGAGTAAACAAAATGAGTAAGTTTTATATGAAGTTGTATGAATTTTTTAATGGTATAGCCAATTACTTTTGGCATAAGGCTATAAATGACAAAAAGAAAAGATGATTTAGAAGAAGAGTTTGGCAAAGAGTTTATTGACTGTATTTTAGGAAAATGTGAAACTAATTGTAGATATTGCAAAAAGGAGAATGAAAATGCCATACCACACAAAAAAAACTAAACGAAAAATGAAGAAAAAGAAAAAGAAATAATGGCTAAGAAACGTAAAAAAGCACCTAGAGGTTATCATTATATGCCAGATGGTCGTTTAATGAAAAACTCAGCACATAAAGGGAAAAGAAAAAAGAAATAATGGAAGGTTTTACAACTACAGCTACTTTATCTGAACTTATAGATAAGCGACCTATGAAGAAAAGAAAGGGTAGAAGACGTTATAGAATGCCCAATAAGGGCGATTTAAGGGCTGTACAGCGTATATTAAAGAAAAAAGGGATACAATACTAACGAATTGGAATGTTTTGCTTGATAATTCCTCCAACTACCTCAAGGCATTCTGATACCTCCCCTTTAACAACGTAGTGAGGTGTTCCTAAAATTTCTGATTGTACAGCCCACAACTTTTGAGTATCAGATAACCTGCCTTTAGGTGCTTTCAATTCAATATATAATATTTTCCCTACAGGGTATTCCACAATAATATCTGGACAGCCAGACTTTAAACCCATTTTTTTCATCTTAGCGTGTAAATAAATAGACCTTTTACCCTCATTAGGTACATGAAAATGTCTAAAATTGTAGGTCTTGGCTAAGTATTCTAGGTATTGGTTACAAGCTATTTGAATGTCAGCTTCTTTAGTCATAGGGAGCAAACCTTTCAATCCACTCCCTATGTATAGTTCATTATTGGAGTATAATAAACATAAAATAGGCTCTAAAATAGGGGTAAGAACCTAAGTATTTCTAACAAAAATCAGTATTATTTACAATTAAATTGTATTTTTTTTAACTTTTTTTTAATTTAGGGCTTGTAAAAACCTAGAATAAAGATTAGGTTATTTATAACTAAACAACTTAATAATAATAATTGGAGTATAAAATGCAGACATATAAGGAAATAATCAAAGATTTAGAGAAAGTTTTTGAAAAGTTTGATACTTTGTATATTGATAGGCAGGTAGCTTATTATGAGAAAAAGCATCAAGCTGTAACAAATTGGTGGAAAGCACCCACTAGATTAGAGGGTTCTAGAAATAAGTACCATAGAATTAATTGGGATGACCTATATACAATAGCAGGTGGCAAGGGAATGTCTGAAAAGCTGAAAGGCATCAATGTTCTTATGGCTCAAGATTTAGCTGTAAAAGATGCTAAAGCAGTTATCAAGTCAAGAAATGCTAAGATGGCTAAGAAGCTAGAAGATGCAGGAATTACCAAAGTTATTTCAAATAATATCGAAGTTTCCTCAGATGGTTTTAATGGTTATTTTGCTGTTGAAACTGATAAGGGAAATCAGACAGTCACAATTAATACAATTCTTGCAGGTGGCTATAACATTCAATCATTACATTACAGAACATTAATCAAGGTTAGGGGGTAATCATGTATAATTCTAAATATATTATAGGTTCTGGCAGTAAAAATAAAATGTACTGCCTTTACCATTCTTTTGATGATTATAGCCCATTTGGTCTTAGGAATAGGTGTCATCATGTTGCTAATTTATCTACAGATTATAATAAGGCTGTAAATAAAGCTAAAAATATTGCTGACCCTAATTGGAATTTAATTATCTCAGAAAAGCCTTTTGAGCTTAATAAAATTACCAGAAATGGAACTACAGAAAAAAAACTACCAAAAGTAGAATTTGTAGAAGAAAAGCAAGAGCCAAAAATACAATATCCATTAAGCAAACCAGTTGGTGAAGTAGGCGAAAGATTAACTTTAACTTTAGGGGTTACAGATAGCTTTACTTATCAAAGTCGTTTTGGAACTGGTCTTTGTAAAAAGTTTATTGATGCAAACCACAATGAATATGTCTCTTTCAGTCAAGCTAAATTTATGTGGGATTTAAAGGTAGGTGATACAGTTTATTGTACTGCTGAAATAAAGTTCCATAACAAAAGATATGATTGGAATACAAATGTTATTTACGAAACATTAATAACTAAAATTAAGGGGATAAAGTAATGAACAATTTAATGCACGATATACAACAATTAAAAGAAATTCAAAATGCTGTAGGACAGTTTAGTGCTTCTACTATTAAATCATATATTCAAGATATGATTAACGAAAAACAAAAACAACTCACAGAATTTGAAATACAAAATATGTCTTTTGAGCAATATGCAGAACACATGAAAGGGAGAGGTTTTAATGGTTAAATTTATTAAAAACTATGGTCAATATATTTTAGAAACAGCATTTCTAATTAGTTTATTTGGTTTTGCTTACTTTTTACTAATAATTTTATAGGAGAGCAAAATGCAAATGAAAAGATACAAAGTAGTCGTTGTTGATAAATCAATGAATTGGTTTGAGCCAGAAACCTATTTTATTGAATATTATGATATTAAAAGCATAATTATGTTGATAACAGAAGAACAAGAAATAGTAAAAATAGAATTAATTGAAGATGAGGAAGATGAGGAAGATGAAGAAGAAATTGAAGAGCTTATGGAATGTGATTATGAGGATTTAAAAGATG